AATCACGACCTTCTGTTATTGACAATAGAGTATTTACATTTTTCTTAATGTCTTTCGCCCAATCGTCACCACCAGCAAATGTTGCAATAGCCTCACCAACACCGCCAACGGCAGAACCTATACCAAATGCAGCGATACCAACACCGATACCAGTCATTGTAACCGCGAACATACCACCTTCCAAGAAGAAGTCGCCTGTACCACCAAAGTCATCTTTGATATGTAACAATTCGTTTACTGTTTCACGAATCTTCTTACCATCAATATCACCTAAAGCACCAGCTAGCAGGCCAAGGCCACCCATAAGTAATCCACCGCCGCCAGCAATTGCTCCAGCCTTACCAGCCATTCCCAAACCAGAACCAGAACCACCAGAGTTTACTGCAGGTGCAGAACTTCCACTAGATTCTTTCATCGCCTCTTTATCGGCTAATGCATTACCACTAAAAACGTCTAATAATTCGTTGAGGGTCTGTGTTACTTCTGCGCCAACACTACTAGTCTCTGATAAAATATCATTAAGTATAGTTGTGCTATCACCATGAAGTTCGTTATTTACACGAAGTTCATTTAATATTGATCCTAGTATTTGACTTTCTTTAGCTTCTGGCATTAGTTTGTATTCCTAGCGTTTTGTGCTTCTATTTTTTGGGTTAATAGTGCGACATATATCTCTCTTTCCCACGGTACCATACTATCTAGTTCAAATAAACTAAAATTATGCTCATGCATTAAAGTAAAATTTAATTTATAATGATTTGTAATGCTATCGTGTGATAGCGCTACATAAAAAAATCAATTAAACCCTTCAATTCGAGGTTATGTTCATGTCCACATTCTGTACATTTATATTTTAAATCTAATCCAACGTATGGAACATTCAATAACACTTTAGTAATTTTATTAAATTGTTGAGTGTTTAAATTTTCCACAAATTCTTGCATTTCATCTATACCTATGTCTTTAGATGAAAACGTTTCTTCGCCATAATGTAAGGTATCAATGCAATGTGCAACAACATTGATTAGCAATTCAGCTGCTGGGACATCTCTGTCAATATTAGCAGATGTCTTAGGATAATTAATATCAACGATTACGTTGTCGGTTAATTCAATCCTTAATTCTTCTTGTTCTTTTTTATTCCTAACTTCAATCTTATCTAAATCAACAATAACCGGATTCTTTTTAAAATCACATTCATCACAACCGCGATACATTTCTATCTTCGCGCCTACTGAAACCGATCTAAGTTTTAAGAATAAGTATTCAACATCATATGATGTTAGTGCTGACGTATCGGTATCAACGCAGACCTCAATAATATGTTCCATCGCACTGCTAATCTGTTCTGGGTCAGAACTCTCTAACGCGATCATTAATACCTTTTCTTCTTTAACTAGGTACGGGCGATATGTAACTTTTTCATTGGTTGATGGTACTACCATCGTGTAATGAGGCACTTCAATTTTTGGTAATATACTCATATTATACTCTTCCTATTATAAATTTAAAACAAACTTCCAATTTGGCCAGCAGTNTTCTTAAGAAGATCACCACCTTTGCCAACTAAATCCATGAATCCATCAATTAGACCCATTTCTTTCCAATTATCATAGCCAAAGTTTATAGTAACCTTCAACAATTCTGTACCACCGTTACTCAGTTCAACNGCGGATACCCCAATTGGATACGCATTTTCCAACTTAATAGCATAAGGTGGAATAATATCACTCGACGCAGACAATTGCTGAATCGTTATATCAGTCACATACTCTTTTTTGTATGAAACTTTCATCGAGTCATGGTCAATAATCATTGCTTGCCATGAATCAAAATACTTTTTAATATAATAATCATTGGTTAAATGAAACACAGCCGATACTTCGTCTACTGCGTACGTGTACGGGACCTTAGTATCTAAACCGCGGGTATTCTTTTCCATTGTTGATATTCGTTTACCGGGAATAGACACCGATTCACATAACAAAAACATATCGCGAGGATCATTAAAGAATGACATCGGATTAACCTTTCGGCCATTAGTAACATCATTAAAGATATTGGATACTAATCCGCTAACGTCCATATTAATTAAACCACCCATCGCATTTCCTGGATGAGTGATGTATATAGCAAACCTGTTGCCAACGGCCATTCCACCGCGTTTTGATATGGTTGATTTTAATGTATCAATGTCTGCAGGAAGGGACACTAAAATCTCTCCTTACAATTATCATTGTGCCATCGAGTAATATTCCCTTTGGTTGCTTCTATACTACAATGATTACATTTGTACTTTTTCTGATGGTTATGCATCTACCACTTACTCCTTGATTCTTTCCACACCTTAGTCTTCGACATCTTCTTGAAATTCTCTGTAGGTAGGAACACCGCGATGTCCCATTCAGATGCTTCCACTTTCATGATTTGCGAATCAACATGTGCAGTTAAATAATGTTTAAAACATGGTGCAAAGTATTTATATTTACTTGCACCCTTTAATAAATTATAACTCAATTTTAATCGAGTTGTTTCATCATACTTCTGGTTATTAGCTAAAGATGATAATCTATCTAATAACATAGCTCTTTCTTTTAAAGGTAGATAATGTAGATTCAATCCATAAAATCCACCCGGAGCTGCCTTAACCATAATGGTTAACGGGAAATTATCATAATACGGTAATGTCTTTCTAAGTTTAGGGTCATATACATACATAAACATATCGCCAACTCTAGGTCTAGACTTCTTTACGAGTCTTGGATCTTTAATCATCTTGTGCATATTAATGCGTGACATACCTTTAAGCTTACCTTTAAACCAATCTGATGCTTCCTTAGATCGTTTGGGTAAATTACGTCTATACGCTTCTGCTTCTAATTTGTCGAATAGTGATTCTTTTCCCATATTATTTATTTATACCTTTCGTTTAGATTTAATTTTCTTAAATGACTTCCATACACGCTTACCAACTTTAGTCTTTGATGCTTTATTCTTATATGACAGAATACGTATACCAAATCCTTCAAGGGTATGTTCAGTCCATATCTCAAACTTGTATCCACGATCTTCTGCATATTTTTTAGCATACTTCCATTTAGAAGTATTCTTCATATAAGACAATGCTTCATTAAGATTCTTGCGCTTAGGTGGTTTTGTTTGAGAGGCTGGCTTAATTTCAACCAATATAGTTTTGCCGTTGGTAAACCTAACAGTTAAATCAATAAAGTATCGATGCACTTTATTATCGGTTGAACAGATATAAGGTATTACGGTTTCTTCAGAGTTCCACCACTTAACATTCTTTTGCTGTTCAATCCATTTAAACGTTTGCCGTTCCCAAAGTGATCTATAGCGTATCTTATTAATGTCACCTTTATACTTCTCTGGGTGCTTTGGTTTCCATTTGCCTGAATATGTTTTTCCCATATACTTATTTATACCATGCACTAAAAAGCCCCAATCAAGGGGCTTCTTATTAACTACTTAAAGTTTATGCTTCAGCAGCTAGCTTAGCAAAGTAACTCATTGTATCATCCGACCCAGAGTCATCTGCTGTCGCTACTGGAGCAGCATCAACAAATGGAGACTCAACCTTTTCGTCAAGATCAACTTGTTCAGCACTAGTAGTGACTGCACCATCTTCACCAAGAACACGAGTTAACTTAAGATTAAGTTCGTCATAGCTCTTGTATGTAGAAGGATCAGTAAACTCTTTAAGAGAATACTCTTGATTATAGATAGTTTCTAACTTAGCGTCTTCTGCTAATGCTTCAACCGGACCAAACTCTGAACGATCATAGTTTCTAAACCCAGCAACCTGTGCAATCTTAATTTTAAAGTTAGCACCTTTCCACATATCGAATGGGTTAACTGCAGTTTCATCAGCAAACTTAGGTTGCATAGCATCCATCAATTTCTCAAAGATCTTAGCACCATACTCATATAAGAATGTTTTACCATTGTTCGCTGGATTCTCAGGATCAGATATCACCATGATATTAGACACATAGTGTAATCTACGCTTACGCTTACGTGCAACTTCTTTATCCGATTCAATACCAGTATTCCATAACTTAGAATTCATTTCTGATACAGGATCATCCTTACCAATAGTAGTTAAACTCTTCTCTACATACCATTGACCAGTAGGACCTTGAAAGAAGTGATCCCAGTATTTAGCCCAAGGTAGATCATCACCTTCAACCGCTGGAAGGAAACGGATAACGGCATAACCATTACCTGCTTTATCCACGGTTGGCTTCCACATACGATCATCACCGTATGATTTCTTTTTACCGCCTGCTTTTTCAGCGGCACTTACTAATGAATCCATATTCATTGCTTTTTGTTTTAGATCTGCAAAACTCATATATTACTCCTGTATATTATTTGTATATTATTTGTATCATGATGTAAAAGTATTAAGCACAATCTTCATAAACTTATCTTTATTAAAGTGTATGAAAGGTTGATACTTAACTACCTTGTTGTAGATGTCCGGCCACAATATTGTTTCCGTAATCTTCCCGTTTGCATCTTCAATAAAACCTGTTAATGCATTAAGGATACACACTGTCTCTAGCGACACTGTNTCTTCTAAGTATTTATTTATAATGATTGGATAGTTATCTTTATACATTCCTATCAATCCGTCTAAACTATACTCAGAAAGTTCTTCAAGTTCATTCTTAAAATTATAAGAAAGACTCTCAATTCGTTTTAAGTAATCGGTGTATGTAGCTTCATCACGTACCATATCACCGCTCCACTTATTACCTGCAACTTGATGAGCTGCAAAGTAACCCATTACTTCTTCTTTTGTTTTAAATCGTTTACCAATCTTTGTCAATTGATATTTATCAGGTCTTCCCCAATAAGTCTTTTGATTTACTCTTGTCTTAAATCTATATTTAAATGCATCATACTTAGTATTAAAGTGCATGTTAATAGCATGGGCAATAGTAAAAGTTTCAAATCCATCCATCATATAATT